TTCTTCAGTGTTGCTGGTGTAGGATACAGGCTCTGCTTGCGAACAGTGTCCTTCACCTTGGCCAAATTCTTGACATTATATGCCTTTTTGACATAGTTATCAACATAGACATTCATCGGGTTTGGCTTACCCTCAACCCAATCTGCAAGGTCATTGCCAATATCAGCCATACTTTTAGACATATGAGCCTCAACCCAGCATAAACCCATAGGATGGTCAAGTGGCTCTGTTCCTACTGGAAATATCTGGCCATCTCGCTCCAAACACAGGTCGCAAGTCCTCTCAAGACCAGCACTATGCCATACAACACCATCAACAAAAGGGTTGTCCTGTATGACTCTTCTGTAACTCAGCTGGTAACTGTGCTGAATCAATGTCCTCGCTGCTCTCTGGGCATTATAGTCCACCTTGCGGTTGGTATTCGGATACACCTTTGACCAATCCCAGTCTTTTCGTGCTGTCGGATTCAGGTATTTCTCAATGTCTTTTGCTATGTCTATTGTAGGTTTCTGGGCTGCTATGCCCTGTGCAACCACATATTCCACATCTCTTGTGACTTTGTTACCTGATTTCCATAGTGCTTTGGACAAAGTCCAGTCACCGCTGTAAACCTTGCCACTAACCAGCTGACTGACTACATCCGTAGGCACATGAGACCATGCTCCCGTGATGTTTAGCCCAAGTTTGGACATATTAGCAATATCCACCTGAACTACTGCTTCTGCTGTAGTAGTCATACCTCGCTCAATCGCAACCTGTATCTCCTTGTCCATTTTCTTGACTTCTTGGCCAACTTCCTTGATATAATTACTCAGGTATGCTTTTCGCAGGGTGTCGCTAACTGTGTTAGATGGCAAAGTTAACAACTCCTTGCTGGCCTGTTCACTCAGTTCCATGTACATTTTGCGTATTCTCTTTTGTGTTTCTACAGCTTGCCATGTCTTTTCAGCATTTGCGTATCTTAACTTTGCCATCTATATCACCTACTCCTCAGAGCCTTCACCAGTACCTGTGTTTTCTGCAAAATAGTTCTCTTGTTCCAGCATAGCTGCTTCCAGCTGTATCTGATTGAGTTCTTCATCAACTTCCTGTTCGGTGAGTCCCATCCATTTCTTCATATAGGACTTGCGGGAACGCACCTTTGCATTGACTTCGAGGATGTCGCTTGCCTTTTCCTCAATATCATCCTGCAGAATCGGATAATTACTTTCTACAATAACCTCATAGTCATCAACCAGAGGTTCACCCTCATACAGATTATACACATTCGGATACAGCTTGCATCCCTCGATGATTGTCTTTACCATGGACTTGAAGGCTGGTACCCAGTCAAGCATCTTTTCGCTACATCTGGTCATCAAACCCCAGTACACCGCCTGCATTGTTTTTCCTGATGTTACCATGCCCTGAAGTGCTTCGTTGCTTGTATCTGGTACATCAAGAGCAGAATACATGGAGGTCTTCAATCTCTTCAGGGTTGAATCCAGCGCAGTACTGTAACTCATTGGATTATCCAGCACTCCGACTGAACCTGTTCTGCCCTCTTGTGCTGGGTCTGTCTGCAAATCCCAAAAAGCACCAGGTGCTCGGCTCAGGTCTGATGTAGTTCGTGGGTCTATATCGAGTGCCCATGTAATCTGGTCTGTACCTTTACGCAAGGAATCAATGTCTTTGTTGGACAGCTTGGAATACCACTCTTCTGTGCCCTGCAAAGCCTCAACCTCGCTCACGCCAAATGGGTCATTTACAAGGCCATCGTTTATTACAACAGACACAGGAATGTAGTCAAATTCTGTAGCGGTGTCAGGGAACAACTCTTCCAATAATCTTGCATTGCCATCATACAATCCCTCTTCCACATGACACTTGCCGTCTTCAGCCATATACCACTTCTTCTTGTAAATCTTCTGCTGAGACTTCTCATCGTTGGCTACTATTGTGTAGAATTGAATGAATTTGGTGATTCTGTCAACATTCTTTTCATCCGTCTCATACACAAATTCCAAGGATGGTATGAATGATACTGTAACTCCTGTCTCTTCGTTGAAATTAACAGCAATAGCGATTCTCTTACCAATAAGGTAGTCTTTAGCTGCTCTAACCAATTTGCTGTTAAATCTGTTGTTTTCGAGGACTTTCTGCAGCAGAGTTTCATTTGGCTGTACTCTTTGCTGCTCTGGGTCGTCTCCTCTGTCCTTCAGCCTGATATCTGGCGGAACACTGAACATGAACCTTGCTTCCTTATCAATTAAGGTCTTGATTTCCTTGGCGTGCCATGTTGCTGGTGTCCAGTCGTTACTTGACTGGTCTACAGTAAAGTCAGCACCTTTGGTGTAAACTTGATAAGCATGAATGATATTGTTCATATCCCGCAATGTCTGAGTGCTGAATATACCATATAACTCTGTGGCTATAATGGACTTCGCAAGGTTGAAACCCTGCATCTGTTGAACCAAAAAGCTGTCCGCTCCAATGATTCCGTACTCTGTTTTGCTCATTTGTTACTTCCTCCCTTTTAATGAGTGTCTTGTTCTGGTCTTTGCATCTGGAATCTCATAGGTGTCCAGTGCGTACCAAATTGCTGAAAAGGTGTGTGGGTCTATGTTAAATTGGTCATATGTTATCTCATCATTGCGTGGGTCTTTGAAATAAGTCAGGTCTTTCAATTCCATCCAGCAGTTTATACATCTTTCAGCTACAAAGATGTGTCTAAACCTCTTGATTTTTCGGGTATTTGAAAGCCTGCTCCCTTGCCATTTGTGACACCCTCTCATTCTGAAGCCATTCAAATTGTAGTATTTGATGGCCTTTGGGTCTTCACAGTCTGCGGTGATGAGATATGGCTTCAGGCTCTTGATTTCTACAGCAGTTTGGTCGTCAGTCATCTTATTCTTGTAGTATTCATAGAATATGTACAAACTGCGTGTTTCTTCATCAACAGCGCAACCAATAACAGCATTATAGGATGTCTCAAAGCCAAAGTCCATACCATAGAATCGTAGCTGCGGACTGATTTGCTCCACAATTCTATCAACATCCTCATTCTTCATCCTGCGAATTTGTGGCAGAACCTTGATTCCGTTGGCTCCATATCTGCCCCATCTTGCTACTCGCCACAGGTCTGGGTCGTACTCTTTCATAGCATCCAATTCATCGATGTAGGATTGTGGCAGGAATAGATTGTCTGTAGGCAAGCTGTGATGGTAATAAACACCATTCTTCACCACAGTTTTGCGTTTATAGAGCACTTCTGGGTCAAGTATTGTCTTCTCGTTCAATCGGTCTATGAAAAAGTGCTTAAAAGTCCAATTTTCCTCAGCCACGGGATTCCAGCTGAGTATGAAATGACAGCTGAGAGATGGATGACGCACACGACCACGCAATTCTTTGTAGCCTTTATACTTTACCTCGGATGCCTCTTCAACCCATACAATACTTACATCATTTATGGACTTCAGTTTCTCAGGCTTGTCCATACCCTTGAAGATGATTTTGCTTCCATTTGGAAAGGTCAGGCTCATAGGTGATTCCTTGGCTACAACTCTGTTTCCGCTGGATTTGCGCCCATCGTCAGCCAGTAAATCCATCTCTTCCAATATCTCCTTGAATAAATCGAAGCAGGATTCTCGAATTGTCTCATAGACTTCACGAATTACCAGCACTTTGCGTTTCTCTCGTAGGCACTTCAGTAGAATTTTCAAGGCAATATGGTAAGACTTGGAACTACCATAACCACCAAATAACAGATAGGTCTTGTAATTCCAGTCAAATATGAAGTTTTCAAACCTCGGATTGACTTCCTTGTATATTTCCATTGTTTTGTGTATCCTCCAAAAAGCGGCAGGGCAATGTGTAAAAAAGGTGTATATTGTGTAATATTGTCATTTTCTCGGAGAACTCAAATGAACTGCAAATTGCCCTGCCTATTTTATTCATCATCACCCTTGCGAATGATGTGAATTTCAATGTTACTGTCGTCTTCACCCATAGATGCAAGCTGCTGCTTGATTTCCATCTCCTTGATGGCTTTCCACTGGTCGAAGTCCATTTTGCGAATGTCTGCTTGGTCTTTCTGTGTTTTCCAACCGAACTTTGCATCAAGTACAAATTTCGCACCAAAAGAACCATCTTTATCATAGAGCCTGCTTTCTGCATAACCCTCGACTTTCTGCTTGGCCCTGTAAAGTAGTGTAGAGAACCATTCTTGATTGTCCTCTTCAACAAGGTCGTCAAAATCGCCATTTGCATACCGAAGCAGTGTCTGCGTTGCTAAACCAAGGCTATAAGCCAGACCAGACACAGTGAATGGTGTAGTTTGAACCATAATCATGTCACCGTGCTTATCATACACAGGCATGTGTGTTTTATTGTCGATTAGTGGCCCGTAACAGCTTTTGAAGTATGCATCTATCATCTGCTGGCACTTTTTTGGGCTTTCCAGAGCGATAATGTTACCGCTGAATCGTCTATCATTGTCTATTTTGCGTTTTTTATCTGGGATGCCTCTGAAGTCAAAAATCCATTTCCACTTGCCACCGATATTGCGTTTAACAAACCTTTTGGGCTCTCTTGCAGGAACTTCAACATGCAGAATCTTTTTCTCTCTTGGCATCATCTCACCTCCTCCCAAGGAAAATTCCATAGAACTCATATATTAACAAAACTTCTTATAAGTCAATTATAAACCTTTTCACCGCAAAAGTAAAGCCCTTTTTTCCACCCTCCTCCTTGTAACTTACAAGAGTTTACCAATAAAAATATTTTTTATCCTTGTGAAAAATTAAAAATCGGTAAAAATCGGTTTAAAAATCGGTAAAAAGTGCATTTTTTCGGTCTAAAATCGGTATCATTTTGGGTTAAAAATCGGTTTATTTTAACTTTTTTTAACAAGAAAAACCGAAAAATGACAAGAAAAACGACCGATTTTTTCGTGCCCTTACTCCTTATATATAAATTTTCTCTCTTTCTTTTATAATATATTTTTATTTTTCCTATAAAGAAGAAGAAGTTAAAAATCGGTATATTTTTACAAGGATTTTACCGTTTTCTTGTTAAAATTTTTCGTATTTAGACCGATTTTTCTCCAAGATACGACCGATTTTTAACCGAAAACTAAAAAATTTTTACAAGTTACGACCGATTTTTAGCCGAAAAACGATTCTTGTATAAAAATTTTTTACAGGGATTTTCCATAATTTACAACATTCTTACAAGTCACCTAAAAATATTTTGAAAAATTTTTCAAAAACCACTTTACTTTTGTAAAATTTTATTATATGATATACATGTAAGTTAAATAAGACCAAACTCAAGGAGGTGAAAAACACATGAGTAACTGGACAGGACGCCAAGAGGTGCTTGACTCCTTTAACAAGTGGAGCAACGCAGAGCTGGCTGAAATGCTTGCAGAACTGCCTTGTCTGCAGTGCCCACTCTTCCACAGATGCGATGAGGAAGCAAAGTACGAAGGACTCAGCTGCGTGCAGGCACTTGAAAAATTCCTCAACGAACCGTACGAGGAGATGTAAGAACATGGTGAGGCGATAACACCTAAAACACCAATTTCAATCAAAACAACCAAATCAATTAAACCAATTATTTTAGGAGGAACACAAAATGATGAATAAGGAAATGGAAAACAAGATGGAAATGCTCAAGAACATGACAGTAAAGCAGCTCAGAGAAGAAGCAAAGGCTCAGGGAGTTACAGGAATGTCCAGAAAGTCCAAGGAGGACATCATCAACGCAATCATGAATGCAGCAGAGCCACAGGAGACACAGTCCGAACCAGAAACACCTGCAAAGGAAACCAAGAAGACAGCCAAGGCTACCAAGACCGCAGAACTGCAGGTTGCCCTGAAGGCATTTACTGGTATGGTTATCGACATCTACACAGCAGAAAAGACAGCTAAGGGTTACAAGGTAACACTCAAGAGCGGCAAGACACTCGAATTCAACAAGAGCGGCAAGCAGGTTACAAAGAATGCCAGATTCGCAAATTACATTGAAATCATCAAGTAGGAGGACAAACAGATGAGATTCGTACAGACAAAGACAGAAAAGTTTATGAAGAAGACAAAGTTGGCAATATTCCTTGAAGGATTTGTTGATTCCAAGATTCCGACTGCGGAAGTTGCTGACTTTGACTATGTCAGCGCAGAATCAGGTCGCAATTCGCTCACCGTAGCAGCCAAGAGGCACTGCCTCCCAGTCAGATGCGTTATAAAGGATGGCCATCTGTACCTTGTGAATACCATGCTGGTAAAATAATTTTACCCTAACCACGAGACCTCTGTAAAATACAGAGGTCTTTTTATAAAATTTTTGAACTTTTTTGTAAAAAACACTTTACTTTTCCTGCAAAATAGTATATAATTGACTTGTAAGTTAAAAGAAGTGAAAATTCCACGGAGGTAACGAAAATGAAAGGAATTGTAAAAATGGCTGCTGAATGGCTGAAGACTGAAAATCATGGCGTAGAGCTGGGATGGAGTGCTGAAGAGGAATGTTGCAGGATTCTCCTTTACCACGAAAATGGTGAAATCTTTGCAGATTCTGGTGAGTGCTATCCGCCGAAACTTGAAGAAAATGAGGTTCTTGCTCTCCTGAAAAGGTTTAGATGTAACCTAAATCTGATAGAGATGTAAAAATCCACTGAATCCCTTGGAAATTCTGAGGGATTCTTTTATTGTAAAAATTTTTAACTTTTTTACAAAAAACACTTTACTTTTGTAAAGATTTATTATATAATTGACTTGTAAGTTAAAGAACACTGTTAATTACAGGAGGTACAAAATGAACGACATCAAGATTACACAATTCACAAAAGAGGACTGGTACGGATGGGCTGGTGCTGAAAAGTTTGAGAATGGCGAATTCCCACTCATCTACAAGCACGAACTCAAGAACGCAGAGCTGACAATCATCGGTGACCGCAATGGCATACAGGTTGCAGTTTACTCGGAGTACGATGCAGGATGTGAGACAATTGACGGATACTACACTTGGGTGCTCACAGGTTGCAGGAAGTGGACACCGCTGCAGGCTGAAGGTGAGATGAGAGCACTCATCAAGGAACTCAATCCTGAAGAAAAGTATGGAGCCGAGATTGCTTACACTCTCGACCACCTTGAAAATTATGAGTTTTGCGGAATCTGCTAAACTCTAAAAACACAGAGACCTGTGTTAATAACAGCACAGGTCTTTTTCTTCCTTTATATAAGGGAACTCAAAACCACCGCTGGCCTTGTAAAATACAAACCGAAAAATTTTTCAAAAATTTTTGTAAAAACACTTTACTTTCGTAGGAAAAAGGTATATAATTGACCTGTAAGATAAATAAAAACACACAGCCCACAGGGCAGGAGGAGAACAAGATGGCAGTTTACAAGATTTTAGAAGCAAACATGGAAAAACTGGAGAAAAAGGTGACCAGAATCCAGAACAAGTGCAGGAAGTACGGATGCGACTTCACTTTCAACAGAATCGGTGAAACCTTTGAGCCTGTTGAGGACGAAGATGGCAATGAAATCATCACAAAGTTCATCATGGTTGAGGCTGAGGGTGTTGCAATTGTGAATGACTGGAAATTTGTTGCATCTGTAGAGCACACCGCTAAGGGCAACATCATCAAGAGTTGCTGCGATGTAGAAGTACCAAGCAAGTACTACACCACAGAGCCGATTTGCGAGCACTGCAATTCCAAGAGAGCAAGAAAAAACACCTGCATCATCCAGAACACAGTAACAGGTGAGTTTAAGCAGGTCGGAAACAGCTGTCTGAAGGACTTCACCTGCGGTATGGATGTAGAAGCAGTAACCTCATATGCTGCAATGTTTGATACCCTCATGGAAGGCGAAAAGCCATATGGTGGCTGCGGGTACGGTGAAAAATACTACAATTCCAAGGAACTACTGGTCGCTACAGCAAAGATTGTTAAGAAGTTTGGATACATCAGAAACGATGGTTATGGCAGAAGCACCAAAGACCAGCTGCTCGATTACATGGCAATTTCACAGCACTGGGCTTCAATGAGATGGATGACTGAAAAATTCATTGAGGAGTGTAAGAATGAGATGGAAATGTGCGGATTCAACAAGGAATCCAAGGAAGCAGACACATTTGTAGAATCCGCTTTAGAATGGCTCAAGTCACAGGAAGAGGACAGCAATTACATGCATAACCTCAAAACTGTAGCAAGCCTTGACTATATTGCATTCTCCAACATCGGAATCCTCATTTCACTGATTCCTGTATACGACAGAGAAGTTGAAGTAATCACAAGAAAAGCAGCAGCTCAGGAGCAGCAGGACAATGAGATGAAATTCTCACAGCACATTGGAAATATTGGCGATAGAGTTGAATTTACTGTTAAGTCTGCAAAGTGCTTAACCAGCTGGGAAACTCAGTGGGGAACAACATTCGTATACAAGTTTGTGGACGAGAACAACAATGTATACACTTGGAAAACCAGCAAGTGGCTTGATGATGAAGAGATTGTTGGCTCTACCATCAAGGGCAGTGTTAAGGAGCACAAAGAGTACAAAGGAACCAAGCAGACCGAGATTACCAGATGCAAGGTTGCATAGGAGGTGTGAAAAATATGAGACTTTGGCATAAAGATTTGATTCCAGCACTCCCGAGGCAGCAATTGCTGGGACAATGGCGAGAGTGCTGTTTAATAGCGAAGAATATGACCGAGTGTGGTACACCAAACCACATTCTGGTCAACAAAGTTACAGAATATCCAATGTATCACCTGCAGGCATATGCTTACAAGGTGTACAAAGAGATGAAAAAGCGTGGCTACAAGCCAGATATACGCAGATTTACCAAGTACGCACCATTCTACATCTGGTTAAGTCACAAAGACTTGTATAAAGGTTGGCATAACAACAGATATTTCAAGCAATGCTATTACAACCTACAAGAAAAGTATGACTGCGGTGGTATCAGCCAGCAGGAATGGTCTAAAATTACAGAATTACTTTGGAACTCAGGGAGGAAACATGAAAACTTTTGACCCTTTCAAGTCCTGTAAGAATTGCCCTTACAGGTGCGCTGACCCAAATTGTCATAACGAACAGATTTGTAAGGGTTGGGCACACAGACAATACATAAAATCACAGCAAAAGGCACAATTGGAAAAAGACAGAGATGTTGATAACTACATAAAAGACAAGATGGTTATGAATAGAATTGCATACCATAGGTCACTTCAAAAAGGTCAAAGACACAAAAAACGATGAAAAATACACCATTTTGGTGAGACATAAATCAGGAAGTCCTGTATTTTGCAGGGCATAACAAAAATGCAATTATCTTGCCTCATGGTTTTTGTTTAACTTACGGAAAATGCTTCAGGTAAAACTGGGGCATTTTTCCTATTATATGTTGATTCGGATATACATCAAATTGGCACCAGAATTCTTACAAGAGCGTGTTTACACAGTGCGCAATAAAGATTATTAACAATTCATTTTATCCATCTTAAATCGCAAAATTTTGCGTCATTTTTAGGATGCTGTCGAGGACAGCAATTCAAGGCTTACAAGGAAAAGTATAAAAATTCCATCCCGGTCTTGTAAACAACAGCACTTGGGTGATTTTGGAAAAATTTTTGTAAAAATTTATAAAAAACACTTTACTTTTTCCTTCATAGGATATATAATTGACTTGTAAGTTAAATAAACTCAGATTTGGAGGTACATCATGAATAACACAATAAACAGAGAAAAGTTAATGGAAAAGGTCAGAAAACTTCTGGCTCTTGCAGGAAACAACCCTTCACAGCAGGAAGCAAATGCCGCTTACCTGAAGGCACAGAAACTCATAGCCGAGTACAATCTCAACATGAGCGAGTGTGGTGAAGAAAAGGAAGAAATCACAACAATGCTGGCTACCCACTCCAATAATGAGGGTTACAGAACCAGACTGGCCACAATTTTAGCCAAGAACTTCAGATGCGAAGTGCTGATGCATGGTGGAATTGTGATGTTCGTGGGCTATAAGGCGGATGTGGAAGTTTGTACAGAGGTGTTCAACCACGCATACAGGGTTAGCCACAATGCAGGTCTCAAGTTAGAGAGACAGGCACGCAAGGCAGGTCACAATACTCATGGTGTAGCCAACAGCTACTGGCTGGGATTCTGTGAAGGAATCAAGCAGGTGCTGGATGAACAGTGCACTGCTCTGATGATTGTAACTCCACAGGAAGTACATGAAGAGGTTGCCCGCAGAGCAAGCGGCAGATTCAGAGGTGGCATGAAAATGAAGGGTTACAGCTCAAGTGCATTTGACTCTGGTGTCGTAGACGGCAGAAGTCACATGGGGAAGAAGCAGATTGAGGCATA